TTCCACGGTTCGTCCGTGGGGTCATTGACGGTCGCGCTGTATGTATCCACGCCATCAGTACAACCAAGATACCAATCGAAACCATCAAACTGCAAGTGGCTTCCCGCTGGTCCCAGCCACTCGCGTCTTCCGTTCAGTAGAGCCGGTTGCTCAACAAGGGGGCCGGGGAACGCGGGCGTGGTGCCGGTGACGGTGATCGACGACAGGCGCGGCAGGTATGTCGCCGACGCGCTGGCGATGGTGAGGTAGTCTGCGATTGTTCCGCTCTGGGTTGCAAGCGAGCCGAGACCCAACGCCGTGCGGTGTGATGCTGCGATGCCCGTGCCGTAGGTGAACGTGGTGCCGGTCGCGAGGTTCAGGTTTCCGGTGTTCGTCAGCCCCACGAAGGTCGGACCCGTCCCGAAAACCAGCGCCCCGCTGCCGGTCTCGTCGGTGACCAGTGCCCGGAGGTTGGCGCTGCTCGGCGTGCCGGTGAAGGTGTCGAAGCCCGCGGCTCGCGTGACGCCGGCCCAGCTCGTCAGGTCGGCGTCGAGCGGCTGCTTCCCGGAGAGCGCGGAGGCGAGCGGCGTGTTGATCGCGGGGAGGTCGGCGGTCGCCTTGTCGGTGAGCGCGGCGAAGGTCGTGGCCCCGCCGCCAGCGCCAGCCGGGCCGACCCGGCGGGTGATCGCTCGCGGCGTGATGACGGTCCTGATGACAGTGCGGTGGCTCATGCCTTGCGGGTGGATGGGGTGATGACGAGGAAGGGCTCGGTGGGGATGATGATGTCGACCCCGCCATCGGGCCGGTCGGCGAGAACGTCCCAGACGAACGCCCCCTCGGTGAGCGCCCAGGATTGCTCGTCGGTGAGGGCGATCAGCACCTTGTCCGGGGAGCCGCTCTTCAGGCTGATGCGGGCCGAAAGGTCGGTGACCAGGGAGCCGCCGGTCATGCGGACCTCGGCGCGGAACGTGAACCCGGTGAGATTGTCGGGAACCCCGGCCGGCGTGGTAACCGCCAGCTCCGCGAGGTAGGAAACCCCGCGGGTGATTTCGGTGCGTTCGGGCATGTGCGGCCTGTCGCGGCTCTCGCGGGAGACCCGGCCCGCGTGGCAACCAACCAGGAAACACGCGAGCCGGTTCAGCGGGCAGAGAGGAAAACACCTAACCCGTCTGCCCTCCCGGAAATCACTCTTCCCCGGCGTCGTCCTCTTGCTAGTCCTCTTCGGCCGGCTGGGCGGGCTGCTTGTCGCCGGCCTTCTCCGATGCCTGGACGACGACGCCGATCCGGTGCTCCAGGCCGCGCTCGATCATCATGGCGTTCTCCAGCGCGAGGTCGTCGAGCACGTCCTCGATGTCCTCCCCGGTGCGCTCGGCGATGACCCGGCTGCGGGTGGTGAGGCCGAGGGCGATCGCTTCCTTGTGGGCGAGGACTTCCTTCTGGGGATCCACCCAGTCCCAGCCGCGCGCGAGGAAGCGGTATTCATCATTGTCGAGACAGGCGTCGAGCTTGCGGCCGTCGATCGGCGTCTCGGCATTCATGCGGAGGATCCGCGCCCACTCGCAGAAGTAGGGCTCCTCGTGGTGGTCGATGACGAAGGCCTGGAGGGCTCGCCAGACTCCGCGCTGTTCGAGATCGCCGGCGCGGATCGAGCTGTAGTTGACGCCTTCGAGGTTCTGGGAGATCGCGTGATAGGCGCCGCCGACGCCGGCCGCGAGGCCGCGAATCATGACCTTGGTCATCTCGCCGAGATTGGCCGGCGGGAACTGCGGATCGTAGGGGACGGCCTTGATGCCGCGGGGCAGGGCTTCCCATTCACCGGGCTCGACGTTGCGGCGAAGGAGATCGGAAGTGTCCCCGCCGTCCTCGTCGCTCTCGCCGGGGAGGGCTCCCTCGTAGTCCTCGGCGACCTCGTAGAAGCCGCCCTTCGCAGCGGCTCCGCGGCTGGTGGTGATCACCGCTTCCTCGAACTTTTGCAGCATCTGGGCGCGGATCGCGGAGGGCGCGAACCAGGAGACCGAGCGGGTCTGACCGGGGAACTCCTTCAGGAAGGTGAGGCGGGCCTGGGCCGCGGTGTAGCGGGTGTGCGTCGGCTTGCGGAGCGTCGCGAAGTTCAGGTCGGACGGGTGGTGATTGAGAACCCAGTAGGCGACGTGCGCCCCGTGCTCGTCGATCTCGACGCCCATGCGGACGCGGTTCCCGTTCGGCAGGAGTTCGTTTTTCGTGCTGTCGATCAGGCTGGAGTCGACGATCCGGGAGGCGAAGCGGTAGCGGTTCCCGTGGCCGGGGAAGTAGATTTCAAACACCTCGCCATCGGTCGCGAGGGTGCGGATCCACAGGTTCCCGATCTCCCGGCCGGTCATGCCGCGGCAGGTCGAGGGCGCGTTCTTCAGCTTGTTTGCCCGCTTCCAGTGGGCTTCGAGCTGCTGGTTGAAGGCCTTGTCGAGGGTGTTCCCGGCGTAGCGCCGACCCTGGAGCGTGAAGCCGTTCGGGCCGACGACGTTGCTTTCGAGCAGGCGCAGGAACTCGCGGATGTAGTCGTTGTTCCGGGCGAGGTCGCGGCACCGGCCCTTGATGCGGTCGAGATTGAAGTAGAGCGCGGCGTCGGGCGAGACGTTGAGCGTGTCCCACGAAAGCCAGTCGCTCGTCGAGCCGGCCGAGTAGAACCGGCGACCGGATCGGCCAGGGCGCGGAGCGGAGCGGGCGGGATCCGCGGCGGATTCATCGAACCGGCGCGGCGGGATGTCGGCACGGGTCAGGCGAACGACGGGCTCGGTCGGCGCCGGGGCGGCACCACGGCGGAAAAGGGCGGGCAGGTTCATGGGGTAAAGCGGTTTCCGACGCGCCACAGCCGACGCTTTATTGGCTTCAATCCGAGATTGATCCGGTCGCGATCAATCCGCTGCTCAAGCCACAAGCAGTGCTCCTCAAGCGAATCGAGGCTCATGCGATTGATGTTTCTTGAGCCTGCTTGGGTCTGGATGGTGTAGGACTGCACCCCTTCACCAGCCCGGACCGCGTCCATCGCGGCCTTGGTTTGAACCAAGGCTTGCTCCCACTCGGTCAATGCGATGGTGGCGGCGGCGGGATCGGGCTTGATCGCGAGCGTGGATTCCTTGGCGACGGCCCGCTCGGTCCCATCGGTCACCGTGACGGTCAGGTCATAGAGCCCCGGCGGATAGGCCGCGGTGATGGCCGGGAGGATGGTCCCGACGTGCCTCGACCCGCTCGCGCCGAGAACCTTCGTGAACTTGCTCGACCCGCAGCGAAGATGCACGGTCGCGACCCACGTCGGGGCCGGGTAGTCGGCGAAGGCGAAGTTGAAGTCGAGCGTGTCGCCCGCGGTGGTGCTGTATTCGGCCGCCATTGGGCAGCCTGTCGCGGCTCACCCGCCCCACCAGCCGCCCCGGCGCTGCTGCCGGCGGGCGGGCGTGACGCGCTTGACGGCCGCGGCGGGCCTCGCCTGGGGCGCGGGAGCTTGCTCGGCGGGTGCTTCGGGCCGATCGGCGGCCGGCGCCGGATCGCTCTTGCCCTGCTTCGCCGGCCGCTTCAGCTCGTAGGTGCGGCCCGATCGGAGCTTGCGGCTCGCCATCGGCAGGGATCGGAGCGCGGCGAGGGCATAAACGCGAACGTCGAGCGGCTCGTTTCGCGCCTTGTCGACGCCCTTCCGCTTCTTCCATTCGACCCGCGGCGTGCCGCTCTTCCAGGTCACAATCTTCTCTTCCGAGGTCAGGCCCGAGAAGTATTCCCGCGAGTAGGTGAGGGGGAAGTGCATTTTGCCGCGAGTCTCGGAGCCCTTGGCCAAGCGGGAATAGATCGCCTCCTTCGCGGTGTCGGTGCCGACGATCGCCAGCCGGATCCGGGCTTTCTTCTGGCCCGAGAACCGGGCGAACACGGGTTGCCCGACCGTCGAGGAGCCCTTGCAAGCGTAGATGTGGCGGAACTGCTTCCCGCGAACGAAGCTGTAAACGTCGTCCGTTCGGTGGCCGCCCGAGTCGATGAACGCGGCCGAGACGGTCAGGGTCTTGCCGTCCTCCCGCGTGAACACGGACTCGGCGAGGTAGCGGTCGAGCCGCTCCCGCGTGGATTCCTCGGCCGGATCGCCGTCGATGGTCGCGAACTCGATCGACCACGACTCCTCGCCGAGACCCCAGCCCACAGACTCGAGCTCGAAGCGGTCGTCTTGGGTGTCGACGCCGACCGTGATGACCTCGACCGCGTTCGGCAGGCGCTGGCCGTCGTAGTCCTCGCGCTGCTTGAAGAGGGCTTCGTGATCCACCTCTGCGGTCTGGAAAACGTAGGATTTCCCGAAGAGCGTATTGGTGACCACCTGCTCGGCCTCGGCGTCGCCCTTGGCGGCCTGCCACTCGTCGGCGATCTCGCGCCACGATTTGAACGGCGAGTAGATCGACCAGATGCGCCAGCTTCGAATCTCGGAGGAGTCGGCGGCCTTGGTCGGGTGCCAGTAGGCCGAGCCGCCGGCCTTCGCGTCGCGGATCATCATGAACCGCTCGTGCTCCTCGATCCACCCCTCGCAGGCGGGGCACCGGACCTGCCCGAAGTGAGGGTCGCTCGGATCGTCCTTCGCGAAGTGCTCGACCTCGATCGCGAAATGCTGGTCGCACCTGGGGCACGGCACCCGGTATTCCCGGCAGTCGCCCGAGGAGAACCCGCG